ACAATGTTGCAAACTACTTTGATGCCATTATTGAAACTGCGGTCGAATGGTTCACGCCCTATGCTCACAACATTAAGCTCATCGGATATGGGAATCACGAAACGAACATTCTCAAACGCCAAGAAACCGACATCATTGAAAGGTTTGTGACTTTGTTGAACTACAAAACGGGAAGCGATATTCAGGTCGGTGGATATGGTGGATGGATTCGATACACCTTTGAACAATACGGCAGAACTTGTATGTATACAATGAAGTATATGCACGGATTCGGTGGTGGTGGTGCGGTGACTCGTGGAACAATTCAACACAACCGGATGAGTGTGAATGTAGAGAATGCTGATGCCATTTGGATGGGACACGTCCACGAGGACTATGAACTTACCTACACGGTTGAAACACTATCGGTGAAGGGAACTGTCTATTTGCGTGACATATTAATGATTCGTACTTCAGCATACAAAGAAGAATATGGAGATGGCTCAAAGGGATGGCACATTGAACGAGGTGCATCGCCAAAGCCAATCGGAGGTCGTTGGTTAGTGATGAATCCAGTTCGTGAAGGTGACCATCGCAAGGTCATTGCTTACACTCACAAAACAATCTAAGAGTTAAAAAAACGCAAAAGGATATGATCTTAAAGGTTCAAATTGTACACGAAACAAAGAACGACAATTGGATGGGTTTGATTGAAGGCGAATCAGACATCGTTGAAATTGTTGAAGATGGTGCAATTGATTCTGCACAAATTGTGGGGGTTAGTGCTTATCACGAGTATTGCATTGTTTATATGCTCGGTGGTCATTCGTTTATACTGGAAGAAGAATATGATATATTTGTAAAGAGATGGATGCAGTCAACCCGAAACACTATAAGCAAGGATTAATTGAGTGCATTGATGCGATTGATTCAGCAACTACCAATAAAAAAGGAATCATTGCAGTTTGCACCGGGAACATAATCAAATACATTTGGAGGTGCGAAGATAAAAATGGGTTGGAAGATTTATACAAAGCGAAGTGGTATCTTGACAAGCTCATTGAAACCAAAGAAAAACAATCGCCCAAAAGTGCTACTTTGTAGAATGTGGTTCTTGTTATTTCTCATTCCTTTGACCAGCAATGGACAAGTGTTGATTGATACTTGTGTAATTCAAGAAGCCAATCACTATTTAGTCAAGGGTGCAATTGCGAGAAGGCAAGTCACAGTTCTTCGCAAAATTGTGACATCGGATTCCGTCATTATTTCGGAGCAAGATTCTATCATTGGTAAGCAAAAGACAAACATCGGATACCTGAAGGATGACAACAATGCACTTGTCAAGCGAAATAAAGCCATCTCACGCACTTTAATCAGTTACAAGATGCTGAGTGTAGTCCTAACCATTTTAAGCGTTGTGGTGTGGCTCAAATAGATTTGTCCAAATTGCCTGATGCACTTGATACTTATTTAGGTGATGCATCTCAAGGTTCACTACTTCAGCAGATCATCGTTGAATGGTGGAACAAGAAGGTGATTCCACCGATTTGGGCGAATCTTGATGCCAATGGAACGAACGCATCATCCAAACTCCGACAATCGTTCGCACCAGGAAACATCACCAAGTCACCGACATCAATCAACACCATTCTTTTGGCTGAGGATTATTGGGAGTTCATAGAATACGGAAGGAAACCAACACGAGGAGGACATATTGAAGGCACTCCGTACTTATGGCAATCGTTAAAAACTTGGATCAGTCAAAAAGGTATCAAACCGGCTGAAGGTCAAACATACGATTCACTTGCCAAAGCCATTGCCAAGAAGATTCACCGAAGCGGAACAAAGGCACAACCATTCCTTGAAAAGGCATTCACCGAATCCATTCAGATGGAATTGGTCAACGAGTTGAACGCTCGTTTTGGGGATTTGATATTCTCGGAGGACATAAAAATCTAATTAAAAGTAAATTTTATTTGCATTATTGAATTGTTTATTTTACTTTTGTGCCGTTATGGATTACGCAAAAGCAATTGAAACAATCAAACTGAAACGAAGACAAGGTCTTTTTCAGATTGTCGCACGGAAGACCGGAGTATCACTTCCAACCGTTCGCAAGTATTTAGTCGATGGGAACATCGTTTCTCCAAAAGCAAAAGCCGTCATTGAGATTGCATTGAGGGAGGTGAACAATGATTGAGTTGGCAATTAACGGATGGATACTGACTGTGCAAGGTCGTATCTGCGAGGAGAAGTATGTCTACACAATTGAAGCGGTGGACAATTGGCTGATTGCAAACCACATTGAAGAACTTCACGATTATCTTAATTCAACCACAAGCGGATTTGGTGATTGTTGTATCAAAGAATTTGACGGCATCAACTCGGAAGCATTCTTCAATGCTGAACCAACTAAATTCAAAGTTCTATTTATGATAGGACAACGCACTAACTTTTTCTAAAAACAAAACTCTATGAATAAAAGCGAATCAATCAAGAACATTGCCGGTGCATTGGTAAAATTCCAAGCATCGGTGAGCAAGGTCGGAAAGGAATCAAGCAATCCTTTCTTCAAATCCAAGTATGCAAGTTTAGCAAACATACTGGACACCATTCAAAAGCCATTGAGCGAATGCAATTTGGCAATCAGTCAATTTCCTAATGGAGTGGAACTGACCACTTTAATCGTTCACGCTGAATCAGGCGAGTGGATGGAATCATCTTATGTGATGCCGGTTGCAAAACAAAACGATCCACAAGCAATGGGAAGTGCAATCACCTATGCTCGGAGATATGCACTCGGTTCAATCTTGAATCTTAACATTGACGATGATGACGATGGTGAGAAAGCAATGGGAAGGCAGTCAGCACCAAAGCGTGATGAACTCACACCAAAGCACCCAAGTTGGGCAAAAGCCGTTGAGCATTTGAAGACGGGTGGATTGATGACCGACATCACCACGAAGTTTGAAGTATCTCCAGTCAATCAGAAACTTTTAATTGGCGAGAAATGAAACTTCAACTTCCAACTATTCACACTAATTTGAACGAGGACGATTGGCATCAATTGAGAAGCTCTCGTTTCACGGCATCTGAAATCCACAAGCTGATGGGTACTCCGAAAAACAAATCGGAGTATCTCTCAGAAACTGCGAAGACATTTATCTTTGAGAAGGCAGCGGAATATCTAACCGGACAAAAAGCGGAGATGTATGGTCGTGCTTTGGATTGGGGCAAGGAACACGAGAAAGAAGCATTCCACTATTTTTCTCAGCAGACCGATGATTTCTACACATACTACGGAGCGGAAACCTACACCTTCATCACCTATGGAGAATGGGGTGGATATTCACCTGATGCACTTGGTACACACTTGGTTGAAATCAAATGTCCGTTCAATAGCGGAAACCACCTTCAGAACTTCTTCATCACCAACAATGAGCAGTTCAAATCCAAACGCCCGGAATACTATTGGCAAGTTCAAATGGGTATGGTTGCAACGGAGATGACTGAAGCGTTGTTCTTGTCGTATGATCCACGAATGCCCATCGGCAAGAAGCTCACACAAACCTTGATCACTTTGGAGGAGGACATTCAAGAAATCATTGACGAGAAGTTGGCATCGGCTGGAGAACTATTTTTGTCAATTACTAAATAAATCGTTCATTCACCAAGTCAAAGGAAAATAAATTTGCAGAATAGAAAAATATGTTGTTAGTTTGAATCACTATGACAAACGAAACAATAAAAAACCGAGACGAATGGAGAGCATTAAACTTAAAAATTCGCAGCCACCAAAGAACAATTAAAATGAACTCAGCAGCAGGGCAAGTATTGAGTGAAGAGTATTTAGATTGGGTAAACCAATTAATTGAACGCAGTATCTACTTATCAATTCACGGGGGTTTTTAAGCCCCCTTAATTATAAAACTATGGACTTAATATTCTTACTCGTAATCACACCCATCACCATTGCGGTGATGTTCGTGTACTGGAAGTTGAAACAATACTTCAATGACTTTGACAACTTGCCGGAGGCATCACCGTATGAATTTGAAAGGGACAACTAC